CGTGGCTTTCACTGCGGTCATCGGCGGTTCAATGGCCGCGTCGAAACTGCTCGCGCCAAAGATGCCGAGCTTCGCCGACTCGTCGCTCTCGGACCGGTCGCAAATGGTTCGGTCGCCAATCTCGGCGCGGACGATCGTTTACGGAAAAAGTCGAGTCAGCGGGACCATTGTTTATCTCAGCACGACGGGAGACAAAAATCAGTTCCTGCACATCGTCCTTACGCTCGCCGGCCACGAGGTCGAAGCGATTGACGAGGTTTATTTTAACGACGAGTTGGTGCCGCTAATAAGCAACGTGCCTCAAGGTTTTTACAACGGCGTGGCGCGCGTGAACAAGCATCTCGGCGAGACTTATCAGACGGTCGATGAAGACTTGGAAGACGACACCGCGAGCCTGACCGATGGAAAATGGACTGAGAACCATCGCCTGCGCGGCATCGCCTACCTCTACGTTCGTCTGACGTGGGACGCCGAGAAATTCCCTAGCGGTATTCCGAACATCAGCGCCGTCATTCGCGGCAAGAAGGTGCTCGATCCGCGCACGGCGACAACCGCCTATTCCGCCAACGCCGCGCTCTGCCTTCGCGACTACCTGACTGATACGGCGCTGGGCATGGGTATGACCGCCGCCGAGGTTGACGATACCGCGTTCGGCGTCGCTGCCACAATCTGCGAGGAACAGGTTCAAATCCTTCCGCTCTCGCCGACTGTTTACGAAAACCGCTACGAGGCCAACGGCGTGATTGTGACGAGCGCATCGCCTGACGAGAACATCGGCAAGCTGCTCTCGGCAATGGGCGGACTGATCGCCTACACGGGCGGCCGGATCGTGCCGTATGCGTCAGCCTACCGGATTCCGACCGTTACGCTCACCGAGAAGCATTTCGTCGGGCCGCTCAACGTGCAGACGCGGACGAGTGCACGCGACCGCGTCAACTCGGTGAAGGGCGTCTATGTCAGCGAGACGAACAACTGGCAGGTGACGGACTTCCCGACGATCAGCTCGGCCACCTACGTCACGGCGGACAATAACAACGTCTTCTTCCGCGACGTCGTGCTCCCGTTCACCACCTCGCCTAGCTGCGCTCAACGGCTCGCCGTGCTCGAACTGCGCCGCGCTCGCGAGGAAATCACGTTCTCGGCACGCTTCCGCCTTGAGGCGATGCAGGTCAGGGCCGGTGACACGGTCATGATTACCAACGAAAAACTCGGCTGGTCGTCCAAGGTCTTCGAAGTGATGGAGTGGAATTTCGCCAGCGACGGGACGCCGCCTCAGGTGTTCATCGACATGACTCTGCGGGAGACCGCGTCGTCGGTTTACTCGTGGGCCGTCGGCGATCAAATCGCCGTGCCAGACTCGCCCAACACCACGTTGCCAGATCCGTTCACACTCGGCGCTCCGACAAACCTTTCGCTGACGGCCGACGGCACGACGCAACTCGTGCAGGCCGACGGCACGATCCTACCGCGGATCCGTGTCGGCTGGACGCCACCGGCTGCGGAGTTCATCCAGAGCGGCGGCTCGGTCGTCATCGAATACAAGCCAAGCACAAGCACGACCTACCTCACATGGAACACGGTCGAGGGCGCGCAGACCGAGGACTACATTTCCTCCGACGTGAAGATCGGCACGAACTACAACGTGCGGATTTACGGCGAGAGCTACTTTGGGATTTCCACGACCTACACCGCCGGATCTATCACCGTCGCACCGGACACGACTCCACCAGCAGTTCCAACCGCTTTGACTGCAATCGCAGGCACCGGCCAAATCATCTCGCTCGACTGGGCGGACAACACCGAACTCGACCTCGGCGAATACGGTGTTTACCGCAACACGTCCAACGATCCGGGCGCAGCGGCTGAGATTGCACAGACGAGGGCAAGCCGATTTGTCGATGTCAGCCTGACGCTTAATCAGCAGTATTTCTATTGGGTCACCGCCTATGATCGGCAGGAAAATCAGAGCGCGAAGAGCGCCACGGCGAGCGCCACGGCAGTCGCAGTCGTCGCCACTCAGGTGGACCCCACGCCGCCAGTTGATCCGGCTGCGCCGACGGTCGCCTCGACTACGACCTACCTTTCGAGCGACGGCACGGTGTTCGCTCAGATCGTCGTCAGCGTGCCAGCGTTCACGACCCGCACGGCCGTGATGAACGTGCTCTATCGCAAGAGCGGCCAGACCGGTTTCATCGTCGCAGATCAGCGCAGCACAGGCGGCGGCACGTCATCGATTGACGACCTCACGCCGGCCGTCAGCTACGAGATCGCGGTGCAAGCGTTCTCCGCGTTCGGGATCGGAAGCGCCGTGGTGACTGGGCCGACGCAACTTGCGCCGAGCAAGACGACTGGGCCGGCGGCGCCGATTGCGCTTTCGCCGGCGTTGTCTCCAAACGTGGAGCCGCGCAAAGTTGGAGCGGTCTTTGCGTTCGGTTCGCTCGCCCAGTGGCAGGAAAATACAGAGCAAGATTTTGCTTACTACGAGGTCAAGGCGACGCTCACCAACTCCGACGCTGCGGTTGATTACACTTGGGGCTACGGTGAAATTTTTGAAGCGCGATTTACCTTTTACAACGCGCTACTCCAAGCGGGACACGTGCGCGTGCGCTCAGTAAATCGCAGCGGAGTAGCGAGCGCGTGGACTTATTTCGGAAACGCAAACGGCTTTGCGTCGCTGGGTCTTGTTTTCGGAACTGCCGCCGAATCCGTCGCCGAGGGCAACGACACCCGCATCACCGGCGCAGCGCAGAAAGCGTCGAACCTCTCGGACGTCGCCAGTCCGTCCGCCGCTCGCGCAAATCTCGGGATCAATCGATTCTCGCACGTCGAGACCTTCACATCCGTCGGCGCAGCGAGCACAACTTTCACGTTCACGCACAGCCTCGGCACGGTGCAGGACTACGTGCTGGCCCAGTGTGTCGATCCTGCGAACAACCTTTTGATCGCGCACGATTACGCCAACGCGGGCAACACGACCAACGCCACCGTCTTCAAGGTCGAGACCGTTGACGGCTCCAACATCAGCGACGGCGGGCGACGCTTCACGATCCACTTCGTGCAGTGATTCCGCGCTGAGTCTGTTTTTTCTTCAGACGTAAGCCGTTGACTATCAACGCGCACGGATTGCGTGCGATACTTCGCGCACATTTTTCTTCACATCGCGGGGCGGATGTGTATGTTTTTCGCATCGGAGGGAATTAACCCGACGACAAAAACAAAACATGAAAAGCAAAACGACCCAGATCAAAAGCCTCGAAGCCTTGAAAGCCGCTGCACCAGAAGGAACACGATTTATTCACACCGCGAGCGTGATGGATGACTCGGGAACGGGCCAATTCTGCGGATTCTACGCCACGCCGGAGCAAGAGCGCGAATACAACGACGGAATGGCTCGGATGGCCGAGATGGGCTGAGCAAACCCACCACCGCAACAGATCGCTATCGCGAAACGCAACGCCTCGAAGCTCACGAAATGAAATTTACACACCTTCTTGTTGTTCGGCTTAAATCAAACAATCGCATGATGCTCAAGATCGAGTGCGAAAGCAAAGCCTTCGCCGATGCCGCAGCAATGTCGATTCTCCGCACGAATGCAGACCGCTGCGTCTGCCAAATCATTTTCATCGGAGCAAAATGAAATCCACGCTCCTCCTACTCGCGCTCTGCGCCACCGCGCACGCGGCGCCACCAGACTCGTTCTTCCGCGCTCTGCACATCGTCGAGACGAGCGGCCGCACCGGACCAATCCTCGGCGACAACGGCAAGGCGCTCGGACCGCTCCAGATTCATCGCAGTTATCACGCGGACTCACGCGTGGCCGGCGATTACAGCCGAGTGGCCGATCTGGATTACAGCAAGCGCGTCGCGACCGCTTACCTCAAGCGCCACGCGCCAGTGGCGTGGGCTGCTGGCGACGTCGAGACGCTGGCTCGCGTGCACAACGGAGGACCACGCGGCCACCTCAAGCCGGCGACCAAGGGATACGGCGTGCGCGTCAAGGCGCTCACAAAATGAACCCACCCAACCAACTTACACCCGCCCTCGCGCCGACGCCGAGGACGGATGAAGCCTACTTCGAGAACGGCGCAACCATGTATTCGCTCGCCGGTGAGATGAAGCTCCTTGAACGCGAACTCGCCGCTGCGAAAGCGGAAGCATCACACTATATGACAGTTGCTCAAAAAGCCACGGACGAACTGATCTTCTTTCGAGCCGACAACCTAAAAGCGCACCAGATGACGTGCTCGGCTGGGCTTGAACGCGACAGCCTCCGCGCCGAGGTGGAGCGGCTGAAAGAACAACTACGCATCGAATCTGCGGCCTCAGCTCACGCCCTACACTGGGCCGAGAAAGCCGAGGCTGCGCTCCACGCCTTGCGCTTGGTTTGCGGCACTTCCGACGCCGACAAGTTCACGACTTGGCTCAACGTTGAGATTGCCAAGCGCGAGCAAGCCGAGGCTGCGCGCGACCGTGCGGACGCCGAAGTTGCTGCGTTAAAAAAAGTTCTTTTGCAGTTTGGGCAATTGCCATCAACGCCGCCATGAAAGGCACGATCTAATTTTATGACCACCGAACAACACACCGAACTCCTCACCGAGCTTCGCGCCATCCGCGCCGCTCTCGAAAAGCCGAAGCCGATGCTCAGCCTAACTGCTGCAACCACACCGACCGCGACGCCGGACACTCTGCCACTCCCGGCGATTGCAATCGCGGACGCCGGCAGCGTGCAGGTCCACTTCGGCAAGAACGCTGGCGTGCCACTCTCGGCACTCAGCGACAAGCAACTGCTCTGGTATGGCGCGGATCGCGAGCCGCAGCTCAAGAAAGACGGGACGCCATTCACTCCGCGCGAAGCCGACGTGCTGCTCAAGAACGCGTGCCGCACCTTGTGGCATCAGCGCAAGAGCGGCGCGCCAATCGCGCTCACGCCGCAGCCGGCAGACGACGGCGAGAACGTGCCGTTCTAAAACTTCTCGGCGGTTCCGAGCATAAACCTAACCCTCCGACGGCGCTCGTTCCGGTGCGAAAATAAGCGAGCAACACTTTCCCAAAAGGAAAACCCGCCGGCCAACGACGACCGGCGGGCAACACACGAAACACACACAACGATACAACATGGACACCAACGTAAAAACAGAAATCGCGGTCGCAGAGACCGCCACCAAAGCACCGATTCAATTCGGCCAACACGGCGTGCAATTGCAGAGCATCGACGAGGCTTTCCGCTTCGCCCGGGCCGTTGTCGCGAGCGGCTGGGCACCCAAAGGAATGGAAAAACCCGAGTCGGTAATGATCGCCATCCAGTTCGGGATGGAGATCGGGCTGACGCCGATGGCTGCGCTGCAAAACATGGCCGTGATTAACGGTCGCCCGGCAATCTACGGCGACGCCGCGCTGGCGCTGGTTCGCTCCAGCGGGCAGCTCGTGAGCTACAAAGAGCAGGAGGTCGGCGAGCCGGGCAAGGACTCGCACGGTTTCACCGTCACGGTGCAGCGCAAAGGATTCGATGCAGCCTCGGAGACGTTCACGATGGGCGACGCCAAGGCCGCGAAGCTCTGGGGCAAGGCCGGACCATGGACCGACTACCCCAAGCGGATGTGCAAATTCCGCGCACGCGGATTCCTGCTGCGTGACCAGTTCGGC